CGCATTGCCGACGGTGAGCTTGGGCTTGGGCAACTGGCCGCGGCCCGTCCATTCGAAGCCCTCGGCCACGATGGGATGCGGCGCGTAGGTGTGGCCCTTCCATACCGGCACGGCACCGTCGACCAGGCCGGAACAGAGATACCAGATCTCGGTGCCGCCGATCGGCGCGGTGTCGATGTCGAACAGCACGACGATGTCGCCGGGCGCGAGCGACTGGCTGTCGGCGGCCAGCCGCGTGACGGCGAACAGCTCGTCGCCATGCGGCAGCACGCCATGCGGCGCGGTGGAGGACATGGGGCGTCTCCGTCTCCGGGCGGGCGGGGCCTACGAGGCCGACCAGGGCAGCGGCATGGCGACGACGGGCGGATCGAGGCGTGCCTCGACGGCCCGCGCGAGCGACGCCTTGTGGCCGTCGACGGTCCCGGCGCCGAGCCCGTCCTCGACCCAGGCGACGACGGCCTCCTCGGTCAGCCGGTCGAACGGCGTGAAGGCCGCGTCTTCGTCGACCTCGATTTCCGCCAGGCCGTAGATCGACTCCTGGATGCCACCCTCATGGCCGAAGAGGCGCCAATGGACCCTGCCGACGACATTCTCCAGCCCGCCCACGCGGGGGCGGCATTCGAGACGCTCGATCTTCCACGCGAATGCAACAGTCATGCGACCCTCCTTGGTCGTTTGGTGATCAGGCGACTTCCGTCAACGGGATCGGGCCGGGCAGATCCCGATGGCGGCAAGAGAGGCCAGGGGGATCAGGCGGGCGCGAGAGTGGTGATGGTGCCCCCGCTGCCACGGTACTTGAGAGCGCCCCCGGCAATATAGATGCAACCGCCACCGACGGGTGTGGTCGGATCGCCGCCGGCGGTATTTCCAAGCCAGATTACATTGTTGCTGTGCAACACCATCTTGTCGGCACCGGCATTTGTTCGCCAAATATGCGTGTCGAAATCGGAATAGTGCACTTCGACATTGACGCCCTTATCTTGCACCCATCTGTCTTTGTAATAGACCATTCTGGAAACATGACGGTCGCGAACGACCAGATTGAACTTGGCAGCGGCCCAATCTCCGATGTTGTGGTTGTAGACGGTCGTGTTCAAATGGCCATCGTAGTTCATCTGTACCGAAAATGGATCGTTCGCTCCCAACAGAGGGCCAACTGAAACAGGACCGCCATAAGGCTGCAGGTTCAAGATACCTTTGACATTGTCCTTGTCTGCCACTTCCAGGAACATGATGTTGGTAGACACTTGGCCGACATACATGCGCGTGAAGGCAGCCCCGGCTGCCGCATTGTATACGCCGAGATTGGCTACAAGATGGTATCCGGTGGTCACATACCCCGCCATCATGACATCCAGCGGCATACCGGGAAATCTTCCGATACCCAAACCATTGGCGTTCAGCACCATGCGGTCGATACCGTCGCTGCCGCGCCATACATGAGCGTCGAAATCGCTGTACCGTGTCTCCACGGACGATCCGTACTCGTGAAGATACCGGCCATCGTAATGCACGCCGCGATAGACGAAGCGACCGCCGACATCCTGATAGACCTCGCTTGCCGAGCCCGTTGTGCCCCAGTTCTTGAACCGAACCTTGAGTCCGGGATTACCGCTGACATCCAGCAGGTAACCTGCTTGTGCCCAGCCTCCGATACCCAAACCATTGGCGTTCAAAAAGACCTTGTCGACGGCAGAGATGTGCAGCGCCAGGGTCGACCCACCGATGCGCAAAGGCTCGAAACTCACCGCCCCCGTATAGTCGACCCCCTCAATGGCGGCACCGTCCGGCTTGGTGACAAAGCGGATACCCTTCGTAGTCCCTGCAAGCAGCATAGGATGGGGGGCTTCGTCAGTCGTCCTTAGATGCAACTTGAACGTCGGCTCCAAGATACCGATGCCTATGTTTGCACCGTAGGGATTGAGGGCCAGGTTCCACGGATTAGCGTCGGAAGACGTGTGGTAGCTCTGGATGAAAGGTACTTGGTTGCCGTAATTCTCGACGCCGATGTTTATGTATCGGCTATTTCCGGCGTTACCAAAGCGAGCAAGCCGCTCGTACACCCCGGTCGTGGTCCCCATCACATCGAGCTTGGTTACCGGGTTTGTCGTACCGATACCGACGTTCCCGTCCCAGTTCACACGCATTCGCTCGTAGCCGCCGGTAGCGATCAACACTTCTTCGCCGTTGATAAACAGAGGCCGCCAGGCAGTCAGACCTGTATAGTCCACACCCTCAATCGCTGACGTCAGACCGTTAGGGCCAATACGAACCGCGGTGTTGGTGCCGGTCGTGATGATCGCAGACGGCGCGGCACCGTGATTGACGACGTGCAGCGCCGCCGCCGGCTCGATACCCGACGCCACAGCAGCGCCCACGGCGACGGAAAGCCCGTTCTGGTTGACCCTGACCGTGTTGCGCTGGTTGCCGGTCTGGCCCGACCAGAGGTTGAGGTTCCACCCCGACCGGATATCGAGCGTCCCGCTCGATACGCCGAGGCCTCCGATCCAGCCATTGCCGTCGTCGTAGAGACGGAAGGCGCTGGCCGTGCCGGGCGTGCCGTCGATGATGTTCGTCACGAGCTTCAAGGTGCGCGCCGTGAAGTCGAGCCTGCCCGCCACCGGATAGAGCATCAGCACGTCCTTCGTGCCTTCGGTGAAGTGCACGATCGCGCCGGTCGAGGACTCCTTGAATTCGAGCCGCGTCAGCACCGGCTCGCCGCCGACGCCGGCGATGGTCCACGAGGAATGCTCCCACTGGTTGGCGCTGCGGTTGACCACGATGGCGTCGCAGGTGTCGCCGTTGGCCATCACCGAATCGAAGGTGCGGAAGTTGAGCAGCGACGAGCGCGCCAGCACCTTCGCGCCGGTGCCCGTGCTGGCGGTGGTGTCCTTGACGCGAAGTTTGACGACGTGAGCCATGGCCTGCCCCTCCTTGGGCTGGATCTGCGGATGCCGGGAGTGCCCTCACCGGCGAAGACTAGAGATCGAACACCTGCTCGAAGGTCGCCTGCACGTTGCCGGTGGTGCCGCTGGTCTTCTCGCGCGACCAGCTCTCGCATTTGACCTGCAGCGGCGCCTCGCCCGGCGGCGTCCACAGGAACGGCAGATAGCCCTTCTGCGCCTTCAGGAACGTGTTGATCTCCAGGCACTCGCTCCAGGCGATGCCCTGCCACGCCACCGTCCATTTCTCGGCGACGGTGTTCAGCCCGTCGCCGACCCGCTGCTCGTAGCCGTTGCCGTAGCTGTTCTTCAGCACGCGCGGCGCATAGCTCACCGGCGTGCCGAAGGTGCAGTCGATGGCGGGAAACTGAACCGTCGTCGTCATTGCACCACTCCCGCGCTGAACGAGCCGCTGGGGTTGAGCAGGCCGCCCGGCCGCATCTGGTCCTGCAGGTTCTTGTTCACCATGGCCGTCACGATGGCGCCCAGCTCGCGCGCCTGCTCCATCATGTTGCCGCCGCGCCCGCCGGAACCCTGACCGTCGGCCGGTGCCGCCATGTTGACGCTGATGTTGGTCTGCACCGTCATGCCCCCGCGCATGCCGCCGCCGCGCAGCTCGACCGGAATCCGCCCCGACGGCACCGGCACATAGGCCTCCGGCACCGAACCCTCGCCGAACAGCGCGAGCTGCGGCGACGTCGCGATGCCGCCGCCGGCATACTTGCGCAACGGCACCGGCCCGCGGCTGGTCATGATGCCGCCGTCGGCGAAGAGGAAGGAGGCGAGCGCCTTCAGCCCCTTGCCGACGAAACCGAAAATGCCGCCATCGCCGCCGCCGCCACTCGCACCGCTTCCCTTGCCGCTGCCGCTGCCGCTGCCGCTGCCGCTGCCGCCCCCGAGAACATTGCCCAGTCCTTCGAACAGTTGATCCATCAGCTTGTTCGACACGAGGTCGACGATCTTCTCGGTAATCTTGTTCAGCGCATTGCGCGCGGCATTGCCGAACGCCTCCCAGAGCCCTTGCCCCTTCTTCAGCCCGTCCTTGAGGTCGGTGAAGAACCCCTTGAACGTCTCGCGCGCGAACGCCGTCGCCTTGTCGATCTTGTCCTGTTCGGTCTTGTACGCCGTCTCGGCCTCCTGCTTCTGTTTGTCGGCTTCGTCTTTGTCCCGCTGTGCCTGGGCAAGCCTCTCTCTATCCGCCGGCGCCACATCGAGCAGTTTCCTGGCATTCTCGAAGTCCCGGCGAATTTCGTTCTGCTTGTTCACGTCGCCTACCGCCGTCGCCAGCCGCCGCACAAGCTCGGTCTCCTCTTTGAGATTGTCGATGGCCGTCTTGGACGCGATCCCCTCCCGTTTGGCGAACGTCTGTCGCAGCAAGTCGGCCTCGGCGCTGCCCACACCCGATGCCCTCGCCTCCGTTTCGGCCTTACGCACGGCGTAAGAACCATCAGGCAGCGCTTTCAGGGTCCTGTCGAGGCGCGCGACTTCATCGCGCAGAGGTTTCAGCATGTCGGTAACAAAGTTCGCCGTGCCGCCTTTCGGCTTGTCGCTTCCTGGGGTGGTAGCGGACGATAGTTGATTGTAGCGCTCTATTAGAGCTTCCAGCTCTTTCCTTGTTTCGTCCGACACGTTGCCGATGTTTTTCAACTCGAATCCCAAGAACGCCGTTGCAAGGGCTGCTTTCTTGGTGGCATCCGTAGCCTGCGCCGTAGTGGTCGCGCGTGCGCCTTCTTGTCGGCGCTCTATCTCTTTCTGCTGTATGAGTTCTCGCAAGACATTCAATCGTTCT